AACTCTGGCCTGTCCTTGAAAGTATTGAACAGATGCTTCATGCCCTCACCATCAAATGCCATAAGTCCTGAACCCACATGAGAGCCGAGTCTATTAAAGTCATTGAGGGCAATGAACTCCCCAGTGTAACCACAGAGATGGTTGATGTCTCCCACAATGATTGTGTCAAGATCAATAAACACGACCCGTTGTCCGTAGAGTGCGGGACATCGAAACATCTCCATCTTTGACCACCATGTAGGCCAACCGTATGTAAGGGGTATGACTTGAACTCGCATGTCTTCGTAGGTTTTGGGACTAAAGATTTCTGCCATGTCGGTAAGGCAGTAGAATTTAAACGGTCTATCGAGATGTTTACTGACACCATGAAGCAACTTAAAAACATAGCCCCAATCATATATTCCTCCTGATTTCAAGACACACGCTATGGCAAGGGCTGTTTGTTTAATTTTTGGTTCCCCAAATAATTCTTTTGTCCATCCTGACATGCTCGTCACATATTTGTGCAGGTAATGATCCCTCATGAGGACTGATCTGAATGTATTGACTGTTGAAATTTGGTTTCTCTGTGACCAGTCAGACCACCTATCGTCTGGTAATGACGGTCCCTTCTCTAACGGAACTCCATACAATATTATTTCTTGGAATCCTATAGCTTGTGCAATTTTCACAGCCAACCATGATGATGTTCCCCCCGGCTCGTAGTTGTACCACCAATAATCTACCCACGGTTCCGCAACGATCACACTTCTCTGCTTGAGCATTCTGCTGTGCAATTGGACAGGCCCAAAGTTTTTCTGGTGTACTGCCTGCCATGTCTTTGCTCCTTGCCTGTCTAGTGACACCAGCATGTCACATTTATAATTCTGAACTGATCTGTTGACACCAATCATGAAGGCACCGGGCCTGATCTTTAATGCCCGTGCAAGGTCATCATCTGCCGTCCAGCCTGATCCTAATATAACACAAGTACCCGAATGTTTCTGGGAGTATCTGGGGCTGGATAGAGGTTCCCCAACTACAGGTTGGTCAAGCAGGTGTATTGGCTTGACACGTTGCCTCATCTCATCAGGGTTGTAAGCCCTTGGTCTATGGAGCATCAGGATACCCCAATAAATCCCTTGTCCAGCCACTCATACTACGAACATAGGGGTGTATGTCTTTTGTGTATCTCCAGATTTTTCGGTAGGTTTCAATCTGAACGGGGGTTCTGGTAGTCCATCCCCTGACAGGATCATTGTCTCCGTCAAGATATGGGCCACATTCAAGGGGGGCACCACACACTATAGCCTCATTGAACCCCAATCCCAAGGCAATCTTGACAGCCAGAAGCACAGATGTCCCCCCTGATCTGTAGTTAGGCCAAAAATAGTCCACCCAAGGGTAGGCTTCAGCACATTTCTTGGCTCCAAATCTGCCTGCATGAAGTTCTACAGGCACACCAAAGGCTTTCTCATGGGAATCTTTCCATTCCTTGCCAAGCTCACGGTCTATGGTGACCATAAAGATGGATTTAAAGTGTCCTGCTGATCTGTTGACTGTTACGATTGGGGCTTTGGGGCGGAGGTGTAAGGCACGTTCCACATCATCTTGGGTACACCATGCTGATCCTGCAACAAGGACTGTTCCAGAATGCACTGTAGGATAATAGGGTACTGAGTGGGATTTTACGAAGGGACGAACAACAGGAGGCAACATAAGAACAGTATCTCATGAAACCTCCCAGCGTTCAATTTAGTTAGGCATGATTTCGAGCATAACCGTAACAATAGCGGTAACAGAGCCCTCACCACCGCAGGTAATCTCAATGGCTGAGTTTGCGGTTGAAGTGTTTGCACCATCTACGTTACCGACATCCACATCACCAGCCGCATCTCCTGAAGACTCAATCAATATGATGTCAGCATTGTCTGCTGTCTTGTCATCAGAGGTTGCATTGGTTCCACCAAGTTCAATACCAAAAGTGGTATCAGCCTGAGTGATAACGCTGTGGAGTACCGTCCACATCTTGGTTATCGTACCGTCAAACGGCATAACAGCCCAAGTAGATGTAGCGGCACTGGCATCAGCGTGATGGATTGCCAGATATGCAGGAGAGCCAGCCAGTTCCGTAGTAGTTGTTCCACTAGAAACTGTATCAACACGGAGTTGATACCCACCAGCATTACCAGTTACATGGATGATGTCATCAGCCCCAAGATTGATTAAGTCATCCTCATTGTCGAAATATCCAGATGTCGTGACGGTGTCCCTGTCATCGGAATCTGACTTGTAGATATACATGCCAAAACCGGGAGGGCCACTATACACGTTGTAAAAATTCGCTGTGTTAAAAGCCATAATAATTCTCCTAAGTTTTAGTCAGAGTCGGTCATGACACCAACGGTTACATTGGTTATGTCAACAACACCAGAGGCTACTTCAGTAACGAGATGATGTCCGTAGGTGCTTGGGGTTCCAGAACGAACTGTATCCCATACAATTATCCAGAGCATATCTCCAACCTGAAAAATCTGGTCATCATCGTTGTTATCAAAGTAACCTGCTGCGTCCACAGTTGCATGGGCATCAGCAGTGTCATATCTCCAATGGTTGTAACCATTGTAGCTCCCAATATTAATGAGGTCTTTGGTTATAAAAGCCATTTTTAAACCTCCCTAAGTGGTAGCCAATGCGAGCGTATCATTAGTTTGACCTTCGATGATACCAGTATCGTCAATAACGACACCGCCACCTGACATGGCATGATTGATAAAATGAGCCGCACGATCTCCGTGCCATGTAATATCAGCACCAACACCAGACTCGTTAGCTCCACGGGCCGCTAGGTTCGCAGGATGTGCGCCCGAAGCATAAGCCAAGGAGTTTTTATTCCAAACAAAATGTTTAGAAGCTGAGGTTCCGATACCCGGAACGCTAGAATGTACCGTCCATACAACATTCAGCCACTTCTTGAAAGTCAAGTAAGGTGCGGAAGAAGTGAATGGACGACCTGAAGCATCCACATAGTCCGAACTAGAGAACTCAGGAATACCTGCCATTCTTTCCCATGTTACTGGGGAAACAACACCATACATCATACCGGGCTCATAAGAGTCCAGACGCATGAGGTCACCAACCAGCTTAATAAAATGGTTTCTGACATTCGCATAAGACGTTGTGGTCATGGTTACGGTAGTTTGAGTCGTACTATCTAACAGGGTTAGAATCTGGTCATCGACCTTCCTACCAAGAGCCCAAGCACCGCCACGGGCGATAGCTCGGCGTTCCTCAATGTTGATTTTAGCTTCATCGAGTCGGTCAACCCAGTCACCAGCATAGAAATCTTCCAGCGTGGCTGTATGCGAGGTATGGGTCTGGTTCATCGGGGTGATTGTTCCGTGACGAGCTTTAGTCGTAGCGGCACCCTTAGCAATCTTTTGGAAAACTGCGCTTGAACCTTTTACGCCAGTCCGAAAACGGACAGTTGGCTTCAATACAGAACCTTGACGCTGAAAAATATCATGAACGTCACGCTCATATTGCGTAATAAACGCAGCAGTAATTGAAGTAGACATAATTTGCCTCCAAATTAATAAAAGGTTATTACCTTCCTTTGGGGGCCATTGTCTGTCAGGGTAGGGTGCCTTGCGGGGCTACTCTGGTAGAATTTGGGGCATTGGAATGTATGTTAAATCAGTGGATGGGGCCATAAAGGGGTGCCATCCTGAAATACATATACCAAGTTACAGTGAATGTGTCAAGCTATTTTTCTTGCCCTTCCAATCTTTTATAAAGTTCCAGTTCCTGTGCAGACAGTTTGTTGGCTAGTTTGTTGTTGCCTTGAGCCTCTGCCTCATCCATCTTGGCCCTGATGTCCTCTATCTTGTCATGGATAGTTGTTACCTGATCATCACTGAGTATTTCGCCCATTCGTCCTTCTCCCATTTCTCTTCCCATGGTAGCAAGCATCTTGACCATAAACGGTTGGTCAAGCAACATTCTGCCATCTTTGGTTTCCATCTGTGATGCCAGTTCAAAGTCATCAGCCAGTATATCTCTTGCCGCACGATTGGCATATTCTTTATTTTTGTCATAGTCGCCCTTCCATGCGTCCCTAAGCTTGGCATCTGTCTCCTTGGCAAATGCCGAGTCCTGCTCAACAGCTCTTTCGGTAATACCAGACATATCTTCCAGATACGCCTTAATTATGTTGTTGGCGGCCTTGGAGGATATGTTCTCGTCATGGAAAATCTTCTGCCATCTGGCTAGATTTTCTTTCTGATCATCAGGAGTGTTCTCATCATGCTTGATATTTGCAAACTCATACTTATCCGCAGTATCTGGAATACCCATGTTCTTTCTATATGATGTCCATTCGACATCATCAGACTTTTTGCCCGGAATCACAACAGCCTTGGATAGCTGTTTACGCATATCAATCTGCGCTTGCATAGCGGCTTCATTGGTTGTGTACCTCTCAGCCATCTTTAAAGCATTTGGATCGCTGATACCCTCACGCCAGTTAAATTGACTAGCCTCTTTTTCTGTAGTGACAGTTTCCTCAGTAGTAGTCTCTTCTGTTGCTGTCTCTTCTTCTATTACTGTCTCTTCTTCAGCCATTTTTTAACCTCTTTCTAGTCTTTTTAGGTTTATCTTTGGGCTCCGGGGGCTGGTGCATGATCGCCCGTTTTAACTGTAGAGCCATTTCACGGTGTCCTTCATTCTGACAAACACGGTATGGGTCAACTGCAACACCTCTTTTGATAGAGCCGTCATACATGTGACCCCATGTGAATATTTCCAACATAACACGGTTGCCCGCATCGCTATTCAAAAAGACCTCTTTGAAGTCACGATACCTGTCAACATCCTTGTTTGGGCCTTTATATGCAGATGAGATTCCTTCGAGCATAATCTCGAACTGCATTACATCTTCATCGAACTCGATCATGTACTATGTTTTTCATTTGTTCTAAAATAGCTTTTTGTTCTGGGCTAAATGGGTCACCACGCTCAAATGCTTCTTGTTCCTTTTTCTTTAACATGAGCTGAGGAAATATACCTCCACGAATCAGCTCATCCGAAAACACATTATAAATAAAACTCCCAGCATCTTGAAAATTTGTACCTGTCTTACCCTGTTTTTTAAACATATCCAACTGACCCTGTGCTACTTGCATCTGCCTTTCAGTCATGTGTCCTATAAATTCTTGCTTTAAGGCATGAAACTGTGGATGAAATGGTTGATTAGAGGCATTGCTTCCTCCCATGAAGTGTAGTGCCTCGCCAGAGATAATGTCTTTAGGGTCTTTGTCCCTAACATTCCTGAGTTCTATTGCTGGTTGTCCCGGTGATGGGCTGTGAGTCTCTGTTGGCATAAATACTTCTGCAAAACCTTCCCCAGATTTTTCACCCTGAAACACCTGCACTTGCTTACGCTCTAAAAAACGTGATATGCCAAGTGGTATCTCAGCCATTATGAAGCCTTTTTAGTCGGGACAGGATTGTTAGCCTTGGCTTTCTCTCTTATCTCTTGTGTGATGCCAAGTGTATCGGCTGTATCTGCCATTCCTGCCGCAACCTCCGTACTACGCTCAAGCTGTAACATGTCCTGCTCCATTTTTTCTTGTTCCGCCCGTTGCTGTCTTATCTGCATGATAGTCTCTTCGGTGTTTTTCACCTCATTCGGTACGCCATCAGCATCGTGCGTAACCTTAGAGTACCCGTCTACATTGATATGGTCAATAGCTGTGGGTATCATTTGGCCCAATTCCAGTTGTTCGGCTACCCATTGCTTGGCGGCGGCGGCCCGAATCTGCTGTTTTACCTTGTTGACAGGAGACTCAAACTCAAATGTTATCCCTTGGCCTTGTAGGATAGGTGGTATAGGAGCAAACGACCCGGCTCTCAGCATTATCATGAAAGCACGCTGAATCATCGGTGCGGTGTAGTCTGTCTCGAACCTGCCAAATACAGGGCCGATCTCTCGGATAAACTCTTCTTTTCTCTGCAAGACCTCAGTTGCAGTCATTTGAGGCCCGTCAACGGGGAGGTTAAGGACATTCTTAAAGAATGCACGCATAACCTGCTCTCTTGTGTCTAACTGCATATCCCGTGTTATAGGCAGGTTTACACCGGATTCCATGGAGAAGATGGGGTTGCCCCCAAGTTCACGGGCAATTTCTACATCATAGTAAGAGACTGCCCCCGGAAACGTAGCCAATTCATTAAAGGCACCATCATTAGGAGCCATGAGTGGAGGGTCTGCGGCACGCTGACCTGACACCAGAATAGTCTCTCCCATAGCTTGAAGCGTATTGGAATCTGGTAAGGCTATCATACCCGGTGACCGTCCATAATCCTCCCCGGATGTCGTGTCCCAGCGTGGTGCCACAAACGGAAGCTCATGGAAACCACCTTCTTCAATTATATGTTCTTCATCAACCTCTATCCAAATGTCAGCTATTGGCAGGTTTCTAGCCAGCTTCGGTGCTTCAAAGAACTTTTCAGTCCTTGGCATGACAGCCCGGATAAAATCTTTCCTGACATCCAGCTTGTTTTCTCTATATAGCTTTAATAGTTCCTCAGATAGCTTTTCACCCCATCGTGCATAAGCCTGCCTAACAGTCATTTTCTTTGTAAGTATGAGCCCATCCAAATTACCATCTTCATTGTAGACCAACACGCAGTCTTTTAGATGTATGCTCTGGAAGAGAAGATGGCTCATGTCCACACCTTCACCTATAAACAATATGCCAGTGCCAAACACAACAAGAAACAAGTCTACCTCGCCAGTAGACTGTCTAAACCGGGCTTTTGGATTATTCAATGCCCCGTCAAGACGCTTCTTGGTGTCATCCAGCCAAATCTTGGCCTGCTCTTGTTGACGCAATCCCTCGTCTGCCGCCTTAATGAAGTACCACTCTGAACTGTCAGGGCGCAACCAGAAGCCCATGTGGTGACCAAGGCTACGGCAAGCTTGCATAGGAGTGCCATCGAAAATATGTTCTGTTCTACTCTCACCTTCTATGGGCTCGCCCTGAAAACCCATTGCCCTTGGTAACATGACACGGGCAAGGTCTTCCCAGTGTTGAGTGAACAGTCTCTTTTCTTTTGCTAAATCATCCCGCCTGCGAATAATCTCCTTGGCTTTTTCGCTTTTCATCCAAGTCTTCCAGCAGTGGGTCTAGTAATGCCTTCTGATCCTAGAGGATTGGTAACTCCCTGTCCACTTGTCAAGACAGAAGCCTGTCGGCCTAGGTTTGCTTGACGGCGGCGTTTTTTCTGTTCAGCCGTAGTTGCTTTAACAACAGGAAGCGGCTTAGGAGCTTCTCGTTGTACTGGAGCTTGAGGGGCTGGTGTCGGAGGAGGAGGTTGAAAAACAATTATAGGTGCTGGGGGAGGTGACGGACGACCGCCTCCAAAGCCGGGTAATAGATTCATTTGATTTTCCTCATAAGATTTTTATATAGAGCATAAGGCGTTAGCGAGAACCCGCCTATACCAAGAACGAATTGTACCACACCTACGCAGTTAGTGAAAATATATGGCCTCTTAAACATGTATTCAAACATGGTCTGCACTTCTTCCTGTTCAGTTTCAACAACTGTCATTTTATGCTCTCTATAGTATGCCGCAAGCTCATAATTTGATTCCGCCATAGCCCTGAATGTTGGTATGCCTGTACTAGCATCTACCTCTATCCAGTGTTCACCATTATCTACAGCTACAAAGCAATGCTTGAAGCCTTTCTTTAACACCCATGCAAACGGATGTTCGCTCGACTCATCTGTGAATACAACAACAGCTCGCATTATTCCCGCCATCTATGGGGGTTGTAATTATTGTTCTGTCTGATCGGAGGAGTTGCTTGCCTCTCCTCATCATATACAGACCTATACTGCGAAGAGTGGCGTTTTTTAAGATAGTCGTTCAATGACTTTTTAGTCCAGCCATTTTTCTTTTCATTTTCTGTGGGTTCAAACTGTTTCATCGACCCCTCCACCTGTGCGGGTTGTATTTTCTATTGGCCCTTGTCGGGCGAGAGCTTGCAAGCTTCGGAGAGAGCCTTGAACCTTCCTTATAAGCATAGACAATTGAGTCACCCTTGTCTGGAGATCGACCAAGTCTCTTGATAATATTGCCCCAGCCATCTCCAGTGCCGCCCGTGTCGTCAACTTTCCCTCCTGATTTTCCTTCAACTTGGATTCCTCTGGATGTGAGTTTCCACCGGGGGGCGCAAAGGTCTGTCTTGAGTTCTCTATCAGGTGGGAGTGCCAAATCCTCTCCACTTTCTGGATCAAGCCCCTCTCGTAAACGCCACCAGTTTTCCGCCCGCTCATTAATAAACGCCAGTCGTCCAGACTTATCGTGACCATGAGATGCCTTGCTCCCTACTACTCCAACAACATTAACATTATTTGCCTTGAGATGTTCAAAAGGAGCTGTTCCGGCACCTCCCACAACATCCAGCATGATAGGTGCGCCGTCACGAACTTTAGACATACACAAGGCCGCTACATCTGAGCCCTCTGGTGTCTCTACGCCCTTCTTGAGTATTTGTTCTCCAAACCACCAGCCATATCTTGGTGTCAAGACAGTATTGTCTTTGCCTCCACGGGCGGGATCAACACCTAGAGCTGACATCTTCATGCCAGCAGGAGGTTTTGGAGTCCATCTGTCTTGAGCCGCCTCTACCCATGCTGACGGTATGACCTGCCATGCGTCATCTTCACGCCCTGTGGTAAAGTCCCCCATAAGCATCTGTGAACGCAGAGGCTCAGGCAATGCCTGTAAACTGGATTTATAGTTCGTACCAGAGAGATAGGGGTTATCATCCACGGATGATGGTATGAACGTCCGACTCCTTGGTATTGTATCCCTATTTCTGTCGTCAGGGAAGTCTGGATCAGGAATTGGAATGTTGTCAGGAACTTCTTGGTCGTTGCCTTCTTTGTCTGAGACAAACCATCTCAGTTCACCGGGGAGGGCGGGGTTTGGATGTTCCGGGTCTAGCCATGGAGCCCAGAATTTTATTATCCAATCCCCTTCGGAAGATCGTGGAGGATTTGAGGTACATACTATGCGGCACCTTTGGTCGGGCTTGGCTCCGGCACCGGGTCGGTTCCATGTCAGGAGATACCTGAATTGGCTTTCTAAAAACTGGCTTTCTAAAAACTGGTTTATCTCATCCCATGCTATCAGGTCAAAAGGAATACCCTGATATGACTCTTCATCACCGGGATGTTGCATACCACCAAAACGGACTTCCTTGCCGTCTTCCATGCGAAGACGCTTTTCTTGACCATTCCAGCCCTTGCGTGACCGCCTGAAACGCATCAGCTCCTCAGCTATTGCGCCCAGTTGTTTTACCTCACGCCTATATATAATCGACTGGTGGTGGGCAGTTAGTGCTAGACCCACAAGGAGTCCAGTCTTACCTCCTCCCGCCGCACCACCATAAAATAGTATATCTGCCTTACAGTCATAAGCCTGCTGTTGTGGCGTTGGCCTGTCTGGATTTCCCAGATCAATCAGGGGTCGCCACGGAACAGTGCGTAAATCATGCTCTATCAGAGCATCAAATTCTTTTCTCTTGTCAGCAGGCAGACTGTTATAACGCTTCTCTATCTCACTAGCTGTTGTCACAAATCCTCTTTTTTGCGCTCTGGTATATAGGGTGGCCTTATAGACTCAGGGTAACACCCTGCATAAGAATCTTTATGTTGTTCATTATAATCAAATGCGGCCCGCAAACAAGTTTGCAAATCCCCCTTCCACTCCTGCTTATGTCCTTCAAGTGTGTTTAAATTCAAAATCCACATGATGATGATAAATGTCCTCATGTGTCACCCCAGTCCACCAGAAGCCCGATCAAACAACAAGGCTTGACGCTGTCCCACTGTACCTCTGGTTTTTACCTTTTTCTGTTTTTTAACAGGCTGTGCTTGTCCATGTCCTGCCGCAGAGCTTCCTGTTTGATTAACAGCAGTGGGTTGTGGTGTTGGTGCCAATGCTACTGGCGCAGTAGTGGGTGCTGGTGCCTTAACTCTGCCCGGTATAGGCTGAAAAAACTGAGGATTTAATCTTGCAGTTGAAGTGGATAATGAAGGAGGAACAAAACTACCTGTATCACCAAAGCCTGTAATTGGTTCACCAGCCGCATGTTGTGCCTGCCACTTTTTAATTTGAGGGCTGTCAGGATTGAATTTAACATCCTTAAAAAATACTGGGTTTTGCCCTATAGCTGATAGGGCCGCATCTCTGCTGGATAATCCTGCAAGGGCTGATATTGGCATTATCCTAACCTCCCACTACTCTGGTCAAATAGTAATGCGCTACGCCTTGCAGATGTTTGTGCGGGGGCTTTCTTCTTCTTCTTCTTTATAGGCTGTGCTTGTCCGTGTCCTGCGGCGGAGCTACCTGTCTTGTTGACAGCAGTAGCCTGTGGTGCTTGAGGTAGCGGCGCAATAGCCTGACTCGCCCTTCTTGCCCTCTCATCTCTCATCTGTTGCAAAACAGGAGCAAATTTAGGGTCTGCCGCTAACCTATCACCCATACCCCTTCTCATCCAATCCCCAAAGACCGTCCCTCTCTGCATATCTCCAAAACCACCAGTTCCTTTAAGCCTAGAGAAACGATTAGGTGATGCGCCTGTGTTACCTGTTTGAGCAGTATTTATTTTATCAAGCATCGGATCAAATGTTTCTGGCATCAGTTTAAATCCTCTGGTTCGGGTAGTTGCTTTGTCTTCTCCTCTTTCTCCTTGCATGCCTCGGCAAATACCCATGCGGCACGCTGTAGCTTGTCGGTGGTAGATGTTGCCTCCATCTTGATAGGCGCACCATCACCTTGACTTCATGCCACCCACATTTGCGTGACAGCCAGAATTGGATCATAGGGACATTGCCCTCCATGATCTTCTTCCAAGCCATGCCTATAACCTGTGTGTTGGCATAACCGCCCCCATCCTTCAGGGCATCTTTAAATGCGTATTGGAATTTTGCTAGGGTAAGTTTTGGATCAATGCTCTTGAGAGCATAAAACATGGTCTGCTGTGTCACTCCTGCCGCTGACCACATCTCTACCAACCCACACATCTCCGGGTTGGGTTGCAGGACTTTCCTTTTGTTCTTGGTTCCGACTTTTCTCGACATTGATTAGAGCCTTTAAATTACCTGAAGCACGAAATCTCGGATAGCTACCCTTATAGGCATGGCATACCCAGAAAGTTCCTAACCCGGTAATTATAACCCTTTTATCTCCATTTACCAAAGCTTCTCTTATTGAGTCAAGAAAAGCGTCCATCACCTTCTTGGCCTCGCTGTGCATCAAACCATGCTTCTCATGCAGGACTCTGCATATTTGTGTTCTATTCAAGGAGCTTCCTCTTGAGTTTAATTTCTGTCATTTTTTTAATGCCTTCAACCACTTTCAGCCCAAACTTCTCTGTCATCATCTTCAGATACATAGGGTCAGTAAAGTAGAGATCAAAGTAATTATCACGCATCCTCAGCACATCTGCTTGGGCGAGTGTCTTGGTTGGCAATGGTTGTGTCTCATAGGAGTGTTGGGAGTAGCCAATCCATTCATCAGGGAGGTCTTCGGGTTTGGCCTCCTTGTGCAACTGTGATCCGGGGTAGGCCATAGCACAGTAGAAGTTTGCCCACTCTGCATTGATGGCTCTTGCCATGTCCAATGTTTCTCTCATGGATTCATAAGTATCATCAGGCAGTCCAAATATATAGTTGGCTATAATGTTGATGCCATGTGATTTGATCTTGTCACAAATGTGGTAGATGTCATCCTGCTTCATCTTCTTGTCTACTCCGTCCCTGACATGGCTGGATGCTGACTCTATACCCAAGGCCAGCCAGTTGAATCCAGCCTTCTTGAGCTTCTCCAAATATTTAGGTTTAACGGTATCAATCCTGCCGTATGCCCAGATATTTAGTTTAAGCCCTCGTTCAATGATGAGGTCACATATTTCCATGACATGCTGTTCATTGAGGATGAACATTTCGTCAGGAATCTTGATATTGGACACTCCAAATTTAGACGACAGAAGTTCCATTTGAGCGACAACCGTTTTGGGTTTCCAGTAACGTATTCCTGACCCTCCGAAGGGGGCATTGATACAACAAAATGAACATTTGTACGGGCATCCGAGTGAAGTCTGAATGCTGGCATAAGGCACCCTTTCATAGTCAGGGAAGCAGTGCCAGTTATGCGCCCTGTACTTTCTAATATTAATCAAATCCCAAGCCTGTTCTGGGAGTTCCATGTCCAGATTCTGGATGTTCTGGGCCATAGTGGAATGCTGGTGCCCCCCTGAAGGGTTGTGCCACCACAGACCGGGAACTTTGTGGATGTCCTGCCCCCCTGCTCTCAGGCATTGGAGCAATGACAATATTGTATATGGCCCCTCCCCCTCACAGACAAAATCATAAGGTTCTTCTTTTAAGGTTTTCTCAGGCAAGGCAGAAGCATGGGTTCCCATTACCAGTGTTCTGAACTGTGGGTTGAGCAACTGGCATACTGCTCTCCCTGCTGGCATACATTGTGTGGAAGCGGAAGGTTGGTGACCGTAGATGGAAAAAACAACAAGGATTGGGTCATGACGTTGAATCTCTACTGCACATTGATCGTATGACATCTGGTCGGCTTCTGCATCGAGGATTTCTACAACATATCCTTGATTTCGGATATAAGTCGCACACAACATACTCCAGACTGGAGGCTCTATGCTGGATAAAGTCTGCCCCAGTTTTTGATACACATGGTCTTTACTGGGTGGTGTGACAAACAGAACATCAATACTCATCAGTCATATCCTTTTTCATGTCCTTTCATTTCATTATCTTCGTTAGAGACTTCACCTTCACAGCACTCTTTCACAACCCTGTGGCAATGAGGGCACTCAAGGTGACCATGGAATTCAATAGGATTCATCTTTCTGGCACACCAATTACATACTTCTTTC